TGTGCTTGTGCTTGGTTCTCTTGATTTTGTTCTTGGTTTTGCTCATTGCCTTGTAAAGCTTCTTCTCCCCCGTTATTTTGTGCTTCTTGTTTCTCTTGCGGGTTCGATTGATTTGCATATACAATTTTTCGTATCTTATCTGCACTTGGACTTTCTGCATCTTTTAATATTTCAGGCACAATGTATTGCACAAGCTCTGGATTTGTGCTTTGTAGTATCTTCACAAGCTCAACATTAGCTCTTAATCTCTCAGCACTTACACTTGTAGATTTTAGTTTGTTTGTATATATTAAATCATACTTTCCAGCAACTATTTTATTATTTGCTTTTGGGACTAGCTCCCCGTTTTGATCTTTTTCATATTCTATTCCACCATACTCATTTTGTATTGTTTCATTTATAGTTACATACTCTTGCATAAAATCTTCATCTACAATATTTATAACTCTTTGTGTATCATAAAACTGCTCTATTAGTTTTATAGTTTTTCTGGCCAATCTCTTATCTCTACTCTCACAAGCTTTTAAAAATTTAGAAAGACCTATAAGCCCTGTTTCGATCCGTCTTTCTTGACCAACTGCACTCATTCTATTATTAGCAGTTCCTAACATCTCTTTATTTACGCCAAGTATTTCATTTATCTGATTTCTACTATCTACTATTACATTCAGAAGTTGCTGTATTTGGCTCTGGCTTTTTATATCTCTTATTCCGTTTATGTCTTCAACTAATACTGTAGCACTATCAATAGAAAACTCAGCTGAGAAACTTTCTATATCATCATCTTGGACACTTCCTCTTTGAACTAAAGTTTTTGTAGTTCCTATCATATTAAACAATCTTAATTTTGCATAGTTTATATTATCTTGCAGTGGTATGATATCTTTATATAATCCCCAGTACTTTATATCCCCTTTAAAATCCCTATTTAAAAAAGTTATCTCAAAAGGAAATCTATCAAATAAAAAGGGGTTTTCTTCCTGCATTAAAATAGTCTCACCACTCCATAAGCAAAAATATATCTTATCTTTTTTGCTTTTTTTATCAAACTTTTTATACCAAGTATAAACTACTAAAACTCTTTTTCTTTTTTCTGAATTGTTTTCTAAATCATCCCTATATATATCGCTTATATAGTTCCCACTTTTTAAACCATCTACTATATCAGCCCTTACAAATCTATATAAAACTTCCCTATCTATATAAAATGCTTCGTGAAAATATCTTGCATCTTTATTATAATCAATGGCTTTGCTATATGGATCTAAAAAACAATCTTGTGGATCAAGCTCTCTATACTCTATATCCTTATGCTCTCTTCCGTGTTCATCAAACTCACCACTAGATACTACATTTTGCTCCATTACTGAAATACCTTCTATGCTTATATGACTATCACTAGCATCTATCTCTTCTTGAAAATCTGCATTCTCTCTTATCATTTTTAGTATCGCATTATGTAAGTTTGCCGTTGCCTTATCTTTTTGCTGTGTTCCTAAAACCTGAATTTCTGTTTCCCGTTCTGCTTTAAATCCTAAGATATAGTTATTATGTTTTGCTATATTATTCTCGTGTTGCTCTGGCTGTCTTCTATTTTGCAGTATCAGTTTTGTCCAATAATCAAGCTGGTCGCCATTATAATAATCTCTTGTTTTTTTTGCAAACTCTTTAGTGTTTTTAAATAAATAGTAGCTTTCTCTTAACCACTCTTTAAATACCTTTGTATCACTATACATATATTAAGCCCCGTAAGCTTGACCCAAGTCAATATCACCGCTAGAAGTTCCCATCGTTTGTTTCTTCTTTTTCTTCTCATCATATACATTGCTAATTGCACTATTTAAATTATCTTCTACTTTTTCAAGTTTCCTGTCAGCTAAAATATCCCTTCTTTTTTTATCTTCTAACATCTCTTTTTGTATTTTGCTTTGTTTTTTTGCTCCATAAAATGTAGCTCCTGCACCCAAAACTGCCCCTGCTCCTTTTAAAACATCTGCCCACATATTTCTCAACCTCTTCGATGTTTCGTGTTCGCAAGTTTACTGCCATAACTTATTTTTGCTTCTCTACTGCTCATTTTATATCCTTTGATAAGTTGTATTTATACTTTTTATATCTTTTTTATATCTTTTTATCTCTTCTTTTTTTTGCTCATACCTTTTTAAGTAGTGAACACACAAATCCCGCTCTTTTGAATCTCTTGTTGCTTTTTCAAATACAAAGCTTAAAAACAATAGCCTTAAAGCTTCCAAATACTCTAAAGGTAAAGTTAAATAATCATTTTCGTTTGTTAAGCTTTTGTAGTAGTAATATGTGATATTAGCCTTGGCTTTGTTTCTCTCTCCTTGGGAGTTCGCTTTCTCTGATGGTACTTTGCTTATATAAAGTTCTTTATTTACTACACTATATATATGCTCTTTTGTATTACCTGCACTAGGCAGGATTGACATGTATGTATACTTTACATTCTCCAGCTTATATTTTATATTGTTCACAAACAAGCTTATACCTTTTAAAGCTTTGTGCTTTAGATGGTACAAATTTATACCCTGTTTTATATCTATAGTTTCATTAAATATAAAACAAGGCAGATCTTTTTGTATCTCCTTATAAGCTTTGTTTAGTTTTAAAAATAGCTCTTCATCGCTGTAGAACTTCTTATTATTTGTAGCTCTTTCTTGAAGCTCCAGAGAACTTTCAAGAATAAAATCTTTTGCTAACATTTCTCACCTTTTAAAGGTTCGCTTTCTTTATCATCTTTTTTTACAAAGTCTAAAAAAGTATCATACATCTTTTTTAAACTTACTTTTGTATTAAGTTCTAAGCCAAACTCTTGTGCATACTCTTGCAACTCTTCTTTGCTTGCAAACTCTTCGTAAGCTTTTATAACTTGTGTTTGCAAAGCTTCATCAGGACTGATTTGTATAGCATTTAAACCATTAGCTTCTAATTCTTCTTTTAAATCGCGTTGTGCTAACTCTTCCTGAAGTTCATTTATATAATCTTCTGCTTCTTTTAACTTCTCTTGTAAAACTTCAGGCTCATCTATTTGTATATACTCTTTTTCCAAAAGTTGCCATTCATTAGGTAATAGCTTAGCTAAATTATAAGCAGCTAATTTATCAAGTATTATTATATCTCCACTTTGAACTATAGGCTTAGGATAAAAGTTAGCTCTTGTAAACTCTTTTGTCTTTTGCCCCTTATATAAAAGTGCAGCACTTTCTCCTAAATATACCCTCATAGCAAATCCTTAATAATCAGTTCTACTTGATGCATTTTTGGCATATACTATAGATACAATAGCTTTTCCGCTTGTACTTGCATTTCCTGTAACATTTACTAATACTGATGTAGGTTTTAAAGCTTTGTATTGTATATTTTTAAATCCCGCACCTTTAATAGTTGTTACATTTGTATTAGCTATAAACTTATCCAAATCACCATCAAGTCCTACAGATATACTATTATTTCCATCAAATGCTTCTTGTACACTTAAATTTGCATCAATAATTGTAAAGCCTGGAAGTACTCCTGCAAAATCAATACTACTTCCTACATCTTTATTTGTAATTGTAATCTCTGCTCTAGCAAAATCTACACACTCTCTATTTTTTCTTTTTACGATAATAGCCATTTTCTCAACCTTTCAGTTTTCGTGTTCGCAGATAAACTGCCATAACTTCTTTTAATATTTTACTGCTCATTTGTTTACTCCTTTATTATCTAAGGTCTACAAGGTGAAACAACTGCAATAACACCAAAATCTTTACCATTATAAACATTGTCTTCAAGTAAATCATCATTATCAGCAGATATATATTTTGTTTTTGCAAAACCAAATATTTTATCAGTTCCTGCTTTTGCATATCTTGGATCGTCTTTATCTGCCCAGTCATAAAAATTAGCTGGTTGATCAACAGCAATTGCTCCAGCTTTTGCACCCAAAAATAGATTTATCTCTGTAGGTATCCCACTATCTCCTGCATAAACGCCTAGGTCAAACTTCTTAGTATTTGAAAACCCAGTAAACTCTTTACTATCACTTCTTAGAATTCCTGATTGTCTTGTATTTGCTGTTTTAAAAGGAAGCAGCAAAACTCCATCCCAAAACCCTAAAGAACCAGAAAATAAAGGATTGTCTTTTCCTCTCTCTTTTGCCTCTTTTTGAGCACTTATCCAGTTTGGATCACTTTTTAAATCTCTCTCCGCATCACTACCTAGCCACATTACATAAAAGTTTAAAGTCTCAAAATATCCTTTTTGTTCGTTCTCTTCATGGCTTGTTGGAAGTAATTGCGGAACAATTATTTTATTTCCCGTACTATCATATGCATAGCCTTGCTCCGCTCTTTGTTTTGCTTCGCTTACATCGCTTAAAGAAAATTTATCATTTATAGTTATATTAGCTGTTGTCCCATCACTATGATGTCCACAAGCAACGATATTCGTACAATTTGCAGTAAAGCTAGATATTATTATGCTATCAAATTTTCGTGTAGCCCAGTTTTTAAGCTTTGTTTTTGCTGTACTTTGAAATTTCTTAGCAGAGCTTGGATTTAAAACCGTCTCTGTTGAAGGCACTGAGTGTTGTATTACATCAGCTTTTATAAACATTGATAGCTTTTTTAACTCTTCCTCACTTGCATTAAACTTTACATTTCCACGTGCTCCAGCATCCAATAACTCATCTATAAAAGGCACTCTTATATTATTGCCTTGTTCCAAAGTTCCCACAACACCACTTATAATTGCCTTATCGTCATTTGGATTTTTAGCAATAAAGGGTGAAACCTTAGATTTTACTATCATCTCTTTATTGATCTCTTCTCCGTATGCAACTCTTACATCAGGAGATGCTAAAAAATCTGCAGCAGTTTTTCCATCAAACATATGTTTGCTCCTTTATTTTATTTATCCCAAGAAGTAAGGGATATATTCTTGGGTTTTATATCCCTTACTTCTTATGATTTTTTAAAGCTTAAGGCTTAAACCCCTAAAGCTTTTTTATACTTCTCATCTTCACTATCAAGCTCATCTATTTGATTTTTAATACTTTGCTTAACTATATTTTTCAAATTTGGAGTATTTGGAGCTTTTGTACTTTTTAGCTCTATTTGTGAGCCTGTCTTTTCTAAATACTTATCATAAGTTTTTTTAAATACATCATAAGTATTTTTAGAAGTTTGTAAGATCTCATCTTTCTCTTCTTGTGTTAGTTTTTTATGAAAAAAGTTTGCCATCTCATCGTGATTATAATCTTTATATAGTTTAGTTATTTTTATCCTACCATCTTCTATTGCATTATCAAGCTCTAAATCTTTTTTCTTTTGTAATAGCTCCTCTTTTAAACTATCATTTGATTTGCTTTTTATAAACTCTTTTCTCTTTTTTTCTACAACTTTTAAATACTCTTTTATATTTTCATCTTGTAAATACTTCTCTTCTTCACTTAAAAGCTCATCTAAGCTATTATAAAACTCATCTTCGTTTATAGTTGCTTTCTCTAACTCTTCAAGTTGAACATCTATCTTTGCTATTTGTTTTACTATATCTGCTTGTGTAGGAGTTACAATTATAGTATCATTTGGGAGGTTTTGTTGATCTTGTGTTTTTACATTTTCGTCTTTTATACTTAAACTTTGCTCTACTTCTTCTATCTCTTCAAGCTCTATCGTATCGTTTTGCATTTTTTACCCTTTGCTTTTATTAAAATTTCGAAATTATAAGAGTATTCTATAATAAATTTAAATTTAAAAAAGGTATAAAAGTATACATTTATGAAATTTATCAATTTGAATCTAAACTCATATTAACAACACTAAAACCATCATCTCCCGCTAAGTTCTTAAGTGTACTATCTATATACCCTATATTTGTTCTTATGCAGTGAGAAGTTAAATTAAATTCTCCTCCAACACTTATATTACAATTACCTGGTGTTGTTGCATCATAATATATATTCCCTGCAAACTGGCTAGCATATAAATACCCTCCAGCCATTTTGTCAAATATACTACCACTTAAAATATCGTTTAAATTTGTTAATCTTAAATTCTCTTGTGCCTTCTCATAATCAAAAATAGCTCCTTGGATTTGTTCACCATATATAGCCATAGCAATAGCATCAACTATGGCACTAAAGACAACACTCATCCCTAACTCTATAATAGTAAGTGTAGCATACCAAACACCTAAGGTTAAAACTACACTACCTGCTGTTATACTTGCAGTTGCAATTGTAACTGCTGTAGCAGCTGCTGTTCCAAGTCCAGCTAAAGGTGGAAAAAAATAAGAAGCAAGAATAATAGCCCCAACTAAAGTAAAGCCCACAGTTTGTACTACATCATCGTGTAAAACATCTTTTATTACTTTTCCAAGACGTGATAGGTTTTTATCCTTAATCCCTAAAAATCTCTCATCATTGATCCCTAGCCACTTATTACCTACAAGATTATATATATCTGCTATATTTTTCCCTACTCTTTGCAGATCCTTTGCCAAAGTTTTTTTAAAGCTCTTTCCTTGTAGTAAAACCTTTGCTGCACTTAAAGATAGTTTATTAAATGTATGCATTGGAGATATAACCAAAGTTTTAGTAATATCATATGCTTTTTTACTAACTCTTTCTACCTCTTTTGAGACCTTTTTTACAGCTTTAACTACTCCACCCATTGTAAAACCTCTTTTATATCTTCTAAAAGCAAATTAGCATACTTTTTAGAAATTCCTGTAAATAGTAGTATGTTTTCATCTTCTGTTGCTTCAAAATACTCTTTATATGTATCATAGTTTTTGTTTTTTTGTGCATATATTGGTAAATCTGGCTTAAGGCTTTGCATACACTTTAAGAAAAATTGTAAGCTTATAGGCTTACATCTAAGTTTTTCTGAGATTAAAAAATAAGATAAAGATATATGCTCTTTAAATCTCATAGCCAAAAACACACCTTTTATATCCCCTGTGCTATCTTGGAGCTTATAAGCTGTTGCGTGTCTAATATGCTCTTTTATATTTTTATATAAGTTTTTATCTTCAAGCTCTGGTTTTAAAAACTTATAAAATCTTTCAATATCTAGTTTGTGTGCGACCCTTATTTTATACATCTTTCAAGCTTTGCTATTAAATCTTTTACTTTGAACTTCTCATAGTCTATTTTATCTATAAAATCAAAAAGCTCTTTTTGGCTATCTTCTAAGCTAAACTCTTCAAGCAAAGAGTAGTAAAAAAATGTATAAGCAAAGCTATCAAGTTCGCTTTTCTTTAAAAGACTATCTTGCTTTAAACTTATTCCACCTTCTTCTTTGATTATCTTATTTATCCTTTGTAATATCTCTTCTTTCTTCAAAATCTACTCCTTACATCTTTTTAAGTGTAAAATCCCCATCTTTGCTAACTCCTGTTAGTTTATGATGAAGTTCAAGATATACCTCAAATAGTTTTTTAGGTACAACTATACCACCATTTCCTAAAGTTGAAATAGTCTCTCCCATACTATCCATAGATTTAATTATTCTATTATCAATTACTTGCTCTATTAGTTTTTCTTTTTGTGTAACAACATAATCTGTATCTTTTTTTAATTTTTCTATTTGCTCTAAAATTAGTTTCTCTTGTGCTAAAAGTATATTAAGCTCTGGTCCTCTTTTACTTTGTCTATCTTTTATACTCTCTTGTACTTCTTGCTCTTGAGTTTGTACTAGATCAACTCTTGCATCTAATTCTTCAAGCTCTTTAGGAAGCTTTAAACATTTATCTAAAATAACTAAAGCTTGATCAAAAGTTCTACTTAATGTTTGCTCAACACTTTGAGAATATAAAGATATCAAAGCCTTTGCTTTTTCTTCATCGCTTATACTTAAACTTTCAATTGCCTCTTTTATCTCTTGCTTTGTCTGTATTAAAAACTTATTTTCTAAAGCTTTATTCAAAAGCTCATCATAAATAGCCTTTATCTCTTCTTTTATATCTTCATAATCTTCAAAGTCTTTACTCATCTTTTTCCTTTAATATCTTTATTTCATCTTCCAGTTCTTGTAGGTTTTTTACTAAAAGCTTATTAAACTCAAACTGAATTTTATTCGCATTAACTAAAGAGTTTATTTGCTCTTCTAGTTTTCCTATTTGCTCACTTTGTAAAGAGTTAATCTCTCTTTCAATTTTACTTGTTTTAAGTGCTGCAATTTTTATTTTTGCTAAACCATTACTCATTATTTATTCCTTTTATTTTAATTTTACTTTTATTCTTATGTTAAGAACAACTCCCGCTCTCTTTCTCAACTCTACGAGTTTCGCTTACCACTTTATAAATACTTATCAACTTTTTAAGCATTTAATATCCACCCTAGGTGGAATTCCACCGCTTTGCTCCATCTCTAACCTTGTAAGAACAATTGCTGTTCTCTTTCTCGTCTTCTTATAAGTCCATTTGAAACTTTTCCATTGGCTCTTACCCATTTAGCAAACTCTTCACTTGCACCTATAAAATCTTTATTATTTACTTTTTTTAATAAAGTAGAACTTTTAAAATTCCCATCTCCTACATTATAAGCAAACGATATTAAGCTATCAAATTGGCTCTGAGTTAAAGGAACTTTTACACAACTATTTACAAGCTTTTCAAATTTAGTTTCGCTCACATACTCTAAAAGTTTTGTTGCTTCTTCTTTACTTATAGGTTTATCAATTAGCCTAACCTTTCTACCATCTTTATAAAATGTACTTCCATATCCTATTGTTGGAACACCTGCAGAACATAAATAAGGTTCACTTTTAAAACCTTCAAACTCTTTTATTAGTTCCAGTCCTTTACTACTTATTTGCATTTTTTCTCCTTTAAAGCACTATTTAATGTTTACTTGTTATAATACTTCCAACTAAACCATCAGTTTAGTAAACGTTAAAGACACCTTTGGTCGGGTGAAGCCCTATCTGTATAAGATGGGGCTTTTTTTATGGAGTGGGTGGCAAGGGGATAACGACCAAAAGGCAGTCCAAAATGGATTATCGAGATTATCTCACGATAGCTATTACTGTTTTGTTTCATATTTTAAACTTCTTCAAGAAAGAGATTAAAAAATGGTTATTTAAACAGTCGTAGTCTTTAACGCTTAGCATAGTAAGGTTTTTCCTTGCTATGTTTTTTAAATAACTAATTCTCATTTTCTAACTCCTTACACATTAAATTATATTTATCTATTTGATTAGTATAAAATTCAATAGCTGTTTTTAATTCGTCTTTTCGTGCAGTAAATAAAGCTAAATCATTTTTATATACTCTTATTTTTACTTCAGGGTTTATATCTACTTTTAATAACTCTACACATACAAAAATACTCTTTTCTATAACTTGATTTTTACTAGTACATCCATTAAAAAGAAACAATAGTAAAACTGCTATTAGATATTTCATTATTTACTAAACCCCTTTTAGAATTTTCTTGTTTGGTTTGCTCTTTTGCTTTGATATTTTTTTGAATATTGTTTAAATTCTCTTTTTCAAAGTTTGATCTATTCTTCTCATATTTTAAAGCACTCTCATAAGCTTCAACAGATGATTTATATAGATCTCTTTGAATATCTAAATTTACTTTTAAAGCTTCATTATCGCCTTTTAAATACATAATATAAATAGCTATGCTAGAAAGTATAATTATAAAAGCTGTTCTAATATTCAAAAAACTATACATTTTAAAACTCCTTATTAAAGTAAGCTTTAATCTTTACTTGTTATAATACTCTCAACTAAACCATCTGTTTAGTAAAAAGTTAAAGACACCTGGGCTAGGTGGAAGCTTCAGTTTTTATAAACTGGAGCTTTTTTTATGGAGTGGGCGGAAAGGGGATTTAGCCCAGGAGTCCAGAATGGATTGTCTTATGATAACTATTGCTGTTATTTCCATCATCTTAAACTTTTTCAAAGAAGAAATTAAAAGATGGCTATATAAACAGCCGTAGTCTTTAACAATTAGCATAGTAAGGTTTTCCTTACTATGTTTTTTATATTAAGAGTGCTAAGCGTCCGTTTTACTTCATCCATCGCTTTTCTCCATATCCTTACTCTCATCTTGTGTCTCTTCATTAGGCAGTATCTCCTTACAATCAATCTTTAAATATTTACACAATATGGCTATTGTTCCACTAGTGCCAAAATGCCCACCAAGTCCTACAGCAATGCACATAGTTAAAGTATTAATATTTTGTTCAATACATACTAAAGCTATAAATATTGTAATAGATAAAGTTATTATAAATTCAACAAGTAAAGATCTAAAGCTAAATTTTAATCTTTTCTTTTGTATGGTTCTAAGATATCTTCCAAGTACACCTATAAATGTAAAAAAAGCAGTTAATAAAAGAATTGAAAGATACTTAGTCCAAAACTCCATCCATTCAACCATTATTTATACTTTCTTCTTCTAAAGTTTCATTTTCCCACTCTTCATCTTCTATGTCTTGTATATTCATATCTTCTAACTCTCTGATACGATTTCTAGCTTCCATCCTTCTAGTTATTACTTCAGCAGGAACTTCTTCTTTTGTTTCAGCCAGTCTTACATAGTAAAAATCTGTACTTTTTAGATACTCTTTTAAAACTTCTAGCTCTTGTAAGCTTTCTTGCCAAGCTTTAAAATCTTCACTAAGTTCTATATTCTCATACTCTTTTATATCTTGTGTTTTACAATACTTCTCTAAGCTTTGTTCTTCTTCTGTTTTTGTATCATAAAATGTATGTATATCTTCAGTATCTACTAAATTTAAACTCATAGGAAAAACTTCACCTTTTTCGTTTGTTGCTTTTAAATCTATTAAGCTTTTTTCTTCATTTACATACTTTAAGTTTTCTACTTTTATAAATCTCATAATCTTTTATCTCCTTTTCTCTTTTGATTAATATGCCTATGCTATTCTTACAGCTAAACAACAAGTACGTCCATCGGCTCTACCTTCAGCCTTTCCTTGTAAAGCCCAAGTTCCACTTAAAACTCTTTTTGTTGGAATAAAGTTTGTAGAATTAGTAGAGAATACTTGAGTATTCCCCATTCTACTTGCAATATGGTTTAATGTTTGAGCAGTATTACTAAAACTAACTTCCACTAGCTCACTTCCTGCTACATTTTCATTCTCTTTACTTACAGTTGTATATACATATTTTGATGGATTAAAAATATCACTTCCTTCTCTCCAAACAGCTATAGGATTAAGTGTAACTAGTGCATATGAACCAATAGCTTGGCTACTTGTAGTCTCTATTGTAATATCACTGCTTCCATCAAATACTGCTTTTCCATTTACAGCTCCACTTAAAGCTATTGTTCTTTTATTTTCTAGCTTTGAAGCACTTTGTATATTGTCATTTGTTTCTAGTTTATTATTTAGCTCTTCTTGTATATTTTGTATGCTAGTTTTATTCTCTTTTATAAAATTAGTTATCTTTTGTAAATTATCTAAAGCCTTATCATCACAAACTAAAAGTGTATTTATATCTACTATTAAATCTTTTAGCTCTTTACCACATCTAGCACTTAGAACTTTTGCAGCCTCATCACAGCTAAAACTATCTTCTATATTTGCTATATCTATTTTCTTATCTAGTTCGTTTTGTGTAGCATTTGATACAGGTTTATCTAAATCTGCTGTATTATCTACATTCTCTAAATTTAAAGTAGCTCTTGTATTTGTTACAACAGAATAAATAATACCTATTAGCTCATCTTTTTTACTTTCAACTAATTGATATGTCTGCTCTACATTTAAGCTTAAATCCTTTACTAACTTCTCTTTTGCACTCATAAGTTCTAGCTTATCTTCTACAAATACTTCATATGCTGCCATATCCTTTACAAACTCTTTACTTTGCAGTATAAAGTTTAGATTATTGTATATCTCTTGCAACTCATCTAAACAAAAACTTAAAGCCTTTAGTTCAACTATATCATCCCTTGAAACCTTGTCTAAAATCTTTAGAGCTTCACTTGAAAATAACTCTACACTCTTTTGAATATTCTCAATGTTTAAGAATACCGCATTTACTTTTTTTATAAATCCTAGCTCTTTATTATCTTGTTCTATTTTTTCACTCATTATAAACTCCCTAAATAATTATCTAAACTTTCACATATATCAATAGTTTGCCCTTTGTTCTTTACCTCATTGGCAAAAAAAACATAAAAATCAAATAATCTTTTTTGATTGTCTGTAAAATAGGCTTCTTTTTTTAAAAGTTTTAGCTCAAATTTTTTTATAAAATCATCTTCAAACATATAATCATCATTGTATATAAAGCAAATAGTATCAATCCCCCCTAAAGATATTAAAGATGTTATCTCGTGCGGTGTATTATCTTTATGGCTAGAAATTCTAAATCTAAATTTTATACCCTTTATTCCTAATTCATAAAAACTATTTTGCTTTATTAAATCATTCTCATAAAGCTCAAACTCCAGCAAATCATTTTTAGCTTCAAGCTCTTTATTTAAAGATATTATCTGCCCTTTATAGTTAGCTAAGAGCTCTTTTCCTAAAACATCTAATAGTTTGATAGATATTTTTTCGCTCTTTTGTAGTTCAAAATCACTAAGCTTTATAATCACTCTTCTCAAAATGTACACCTAAATATATTTTCATTAAGTATACATTTTTTTTAAATTTAAAAAAGGTATAAAAGTATACTTTTATGAAATTAAAAAATTTAAAATCTCCATCCTAGATTATTGTTTGATCTTACGCTTATACTTTTGCCTATGCTAACTGCTTGTTTTTTTTCTTGTTTAATCTTTGGTTTTAACATATCAGTTACCACTGCATTTGCTACAACTTCTAAACAATCATCCTCTTTGCTATCTTTTTCAGGATGAAAGGCTTTTGCCTCTTTTTTTACTTGTTCAATTCCAGATGCTCCTACTTTAAATCTTATTTGATGATTTTTCCAATATGAAGTAGTATTATCTATCTTTTGATTTTTGCTTATCTTTTTTGCTGGTGAAAATAGCTTTATCCTACTACTATTTAAAATCTCCAAGCCTTTATTTTTTAACTCATAATTAACAATTGCCAGTTCTTCTATTAGGTTTTGATGTGTTAGTATCCCACCTCCAGCATCTTCAAGAAAAACAGGAATTTTAGGATATTTTATCATCGCATTTATTATCTCTTTACAAAAATCCTTATTGCTCCAAATACCAAAATATATATCATGAACTGTATATAGCGGAATTTTCTTCTCATTTAAACTAGCTCCTATAACCCCAATAGCTCTATTATCTGCAGTTTCTTTTATGCTTTGTGCAGGATCTATAAATATTGCCATATTCTCATCAGGCACTTCCCAGCTACTTATACTTACAAAATCCTCATCGTTTATATACCCAGTTTCTATATTCTTAGGATCCTGCATATATTGTGCATACCAGTCTTCCTTCATAGATTTTTTTTGTTCTTCTAGCTCTTTTACATCTTCAAAATGTATATTTAGTGGCTCGTTTGCTGCTCGTATATACTTAAAATCTTCAAACTCATAAATAAGCTCTTTAGGCTCAATCCCTGTTAAATTTATATGTGTCCAAAGCTCACTTTCACTATTAGCAGGATTTAGTAAATACCCTACTAAATCATCCTCGTGTAGCCTTTGCATTATGATTATTATGGCACTATTAGGGTTTGATTTTCTAAGCCTTGTTTTAGCTGTACCTGTATAAAAATCAATAGTAGCTTTTCTTGATAGTCTTTGATTTTTCTCTATTGCTTTCATAGGATCATCAATTATTAAGACATCTGCGTGAAATCCCGTAACACCCCCTGCAATTGTTGAAGAGTACATCCCCCCATCTTCCATTCCATCTTTGTCCAAATACCAGTGCTGATCTGCTTTTTTATTAAATCTTTTTTCTCCAAAAACTTTTTTATATGCACTGCTACTTATTATCTGCTTTGTATTAGCAGGTGTCTTAGTTGCCAAATCATCGCTATATGAAGTATATATAAATCTATAATTACTATTTTTCCCTAAAACCCAAGATATAAAAAGTTTAACTGCAAACTCTGTTTTTCCATATGATGGCGGGATATTTATTATTACTCTTTTGCTTCTTCCATAATAAACGCTTTCCAAAACCTTGCACAATAGTTCGTGATACCAACTTTGCAAAAAATCTATTTCGTAAAATTCTTCAAAAATCCACCTAGAATAATGCAATAAGCTTTTTTGTGCAGCTTGTATTTTAAAAGGCTCTTGCTTTTTCTTAAGCAGCTCTTTTTTAGCTTCTTCTATCTTATTTTGTATTTCTGTCATTTTTTTCCTTTGCTCTTAGTTTACTTTCAAATTTTTATTTGATATAATGTGTATTGCATTATGCAAAATGGATTTTTGGTTTTAAGCTACTTGCTTGTGCCTTAGCACTCTCTTTGAGAAATCCCCATTTGATATAATATTATTACCGCTATTTTGTGATGCTTTGGCGTTTTAAACTACTTTACTTGATATAATAAAGTAGTTTAAAACATTTTATTTTCTATCAAAATTTTTCCTATTAATCTTATTTTAAAAGGGTCACAGCAAATTAAGTAAACCCTATTAAATTCTAAAAAATTATATAACTTGTTTTGAATTTGGGCTTACTGCTTTACACCCATTATTTAGCTTTAATAATTTGTATATATTTTTTATTATCTTAAGCATCTTTTATAACTTTATAGATTTTATATATTAAACTAAGTATTGCTATATTTAAAACTATTTGTAAAGTGTTTGTTATAATAATTAAATAAAATATTTTGCTAAATGCCATTAAGTATGCTCCCAAGAGTTCTCTACATATACAGGGATATCACCATTAGCCCCCTTTGTGTATCCTACTGGCTCTGCATAATCGCCATTATTATAATAGCTAGAGTTATTATTGTTTGCCTTATATGGCTTCCAAACACAATCATAAAGCCAAAAATGCTCTTGCTCAACAGCTTCATCTACTGCTTTGCTCTGGAAAGCACTAAAATTAAACTTCCCTCCATATACCAAAGGGGTATCTATACTTAGAGCTAAAAAGTTCGTTTTTCCATCTTTTGAAACTCGTCTCCATACTGCTCCTATTTGCCTAGCTTTAAAAGTAAATCCCCCAAACTTATCCTTATCGCCTCTTTTTGTGATATTCTCATACAAGAAAAAATCAGGCTCGTTATCTTTGTTTTTATTTTTGTTTTCAAACATTGTAGTACTAAGCCGTCCCATAAATGGTGGCTCTATTATTAGCTGTAGCCACTCCTTATAATTCTCGCCTTTTTCTTTATTTGTAAGTTTTACTATATGTCCTATTGTCATTTTCTCACTCCTTCGTCGTTCGCTCTCGCAGATAAACTTTTATAACTTATTTTTACTTCTCTACTGCTCATTTTTGCTCCTTTATTGTAAAATTTCAGGCATATCCAATATATCGCCCTTATCCTCTTTGTCTTCTTCGCTATCTTCTTGCTTGTGCTTTGTCTGCACAGGGGCAGAATTCCATGCACTCTCTGTGAGAAACTCTGTTATTTGCGGATCTTCACTATATACAGGAATACCTCCGCTTTCTCCTATTTTTTTACTCTTTTTCTCCTTCTCCTTTTCTTCTATTAAATCTCTAACTTTTTTAAACTCGTGGCTTATTGGATCAAACTTAACTTTTACACCAAGCCGTTTAAAGTTTTGTTTATTTTTTCCCATAGTTATTTCTCTAAGACCTGTTTTTTCTTCAACTTTGATATTTATCCAAATCTTAGCCTCGTGATCTGCATCTACACAATCCTTTACGCTTAACTTACCATTTGCATAGTTCTCTTTTGGCATTTGAACAATTAGTAAAATTGCAATTTCAAGCTCAACGCTTAATCTTCCTAATATTGAAAACACCTCGCTAAGCATTTGTGCTAGTGTTCCACCTTTAAAGTTTTTGTGTGTAAGCCTTAATTTACTATCAATAAATACAAACCTAACACCTTTTTTATGCATCTTTCTTATTTTTTTCTCAACATCTAATATATCAAAAACATTGCTCTCAAGATATATATTATTTCTGCAATTTATTCGTCTTTGATTATCTTTGTGCGGATATTTAAGCTTTATATTTTGCCAATAAGCTTTGCTTCCAAACTCCAAAGGAAAAAACCCAACCTTATGCCCAGCATCTGCCATATTTTCAATTATGCTTGTAGCAAGATATGTTTTACCGCTTTCCTTTTCTCCACTTAAAAATATAAAATTAGGTGCTTCAAATCCACCATCTAGGCATTTAGGACTATCAAGCCATTGAATTCCAGTAGGTATCTTAGGAAGTGGTTTTTGTGTATCAAAACTATCTGCAAGTTCCCCTAAGGTTAATACATCCATTCCGCCTATTTCTAAGTTCTCAATTTTTTGTTTTCCTTGCTCTATTTTTGCTAATATATCATCAACGCCTATACTATTATTTAAATCCTTCATCCCATCATTTAGCAGTTTAAAAACTTCTCTTCTTTTAAAAGCCTCTAAAATATCCTTGCAATAAGCACTTACATTTGTAACCGCACTTACTCTCATTATCTCTAAAATTGTCTGCTCTATAGCCCCTTTAAACCTATTATCACACCTTGATATTATAAAATTCTCATCAATAGGTAGCTGTTCTTGATATAAATTTTCTATTACTTTTACTATCTCTTGATGAATGCTTGAATAAAACATAAAATATTTTATATTTAAAAACACTTCATCTAGTATCTCGTAGTTAAAAAGCATAGATGAGATTATAGTTTTTTCTATATTTTGCAAATATGCTATATCGTTTATACTTGAATTAAAACTTAGATTACTCAATTTTATCCCTTTAGACCTTACACTCATTTTCCATTTTTTTCTCCTTTTTTTATTTAATATTTTAAATACTCTGCCATTTAATGTTCTATGGCTTACTTGGAATACACAAGTTGGCATAATCTACTTGCAGCTTCTAGTGTAAATATATAATCTGTTTTTACTTTTTTATTATCCGTACTTTCTTTTATCGCATAATCTATATTCTCTATAAACCCACCTTTTTGTATTTGTATTCGTATCCAATTATTGTAAGGAGTTATTAGTTTTAAATATTTGTGTATATCCCTACTATTTACACAATTTACTATCTCTTTTCCTAGATTTGTTTTTTGTATTTGTAATTTACTCATTCTTTCTCCTTTTATGATAACTATTCTACTAACAACGCATTTGCACTCATTGTTTTTAAATCCACTTTCTTGCCATTTTTCCTATCTAAAAGTTTCCGCAAAGCCACACACTGCCATGCCCAAAGCCCCGTTTCTTGTTTATTCTCTATCTTGCAAGATACATACATCGCTCTTGCTCTTTTTAACAAACTCTCTATCTCTTGCTTTTCTAAGTCTGGATATTTTGTCTGCCTGTGCAGAGTTGTCTCTTTAGAAAATTCCGTTTCACTCCATGTTTCTTTGTTCATTTTTAGCTCCTTTTGTATTTTTTTTAATTTTAAGTTAAGAAACAAGTAAATTAAAATTTTCATCATAGGCAAGCAAATTATCATTCTCGTCATATCTAGGATATAAACTATCAAATAAACTCATAGCCAACTGCTTTGCTTCAAATCTTTTAATATTTTCATATCCCCCCATTTTGACGAAAATCTTTTCAAACTCTTCAACACTAAATAGCTCTTTTGCCGTATCTTCCACTACTTGCTCTACTTTTCCTTTATCAATCAAACTCTTAAGCTCTGCAAATTTTAAAGCCTTTTGTTCTATCTCGTGATTATCAGCTTGTGAGTAAATTTCACCCAAACCATCGTTATACTCTGTATCTTCAACCTGATGCACGAAATCTGCTCCCACCTTAGAAAATTGCTCAAACTCTTCTGCATATTCGTAGTTTGGTGGTATATCGTGTATAAATTTCGTATAGCTCTTAGTTAAAAATGTGTATATGCTTTGTATATACTTGCTTGTTTGTGCATTTCTTACTTCCTTAGTTTTGCTATAGTTTAAAACTGCCTGGTATAGATTAAACCTTTGTGCAGAGTTTAAAGTTCTAAAAACAGCAAAAGCTTCTATCTCTTTCTCTTTTGTGTTGTTCACTGTATCTGGATAAATTTCTAAAATTTTTTCAAACTCTTGCATATCTTTTTTTCTTCTAATATTCTCAAAATCATCAACATCAACTCCATCATGTTTATGTTGATCATGTTTATTATTGTTTATTTGATTGTTTATACTGATAGTTTGCTTTTTAGCAACACTTCGTTTCAATTTTGCAACACTTTGTGCCACTGGTGCAACACTTTCATTCAATTTTGCAACACCTTGACCATTTTCTTGATACATCTGTTGCACAGGGGCAACACTTGTTCCACTTGTAAGTAGTGAAAGTATCTTTTGTATAGCTTCACCTTGTGTTTTAACTACATTCTGTAACTCCTGTATAGCCCTTGTTTTGGTACTTACAGAACTATTTAAGCTAGAAGTGTTACTATTATAATCTTCTTGCTTTGCCTGTTGCTCCTTTGCAACACTTGTCGCATTATCTCTTTTTAACTCTTGCTTTAAACTAGTTTTATTGTTGATATCTTGCTGTTTGTAAACTGTATTGCTTTTTGTTAAAACATCTGTTGCATCTATGCAACTTCTGTTTTGTATTAGTAAAATCTCTTTTGTTTCTAAGCAACTTGCTAAATTCTTGCTATTATCTCTCCAAGCTTGTAAAAAAACAGGATTAAATCTATAAAAAACCTCTCTTTTATTATAAGCACTTATCTTTTTATCAAAAACCCCTTTATCTACTAAAGAGTTCAAAGCTCTTGAGAATGTAGATTTTACTCTCCCCAATGTGGGCAGTTCATATATAAGTTTACTTATTGCAATACTTATATAATCCCCATCATCTTGCCTTATTCTATTTGTAACCCAGCTGTGCTCTCTTGAATAATAAGCACATAACTTCTCTTGCACCCCACTAAGCCCCCACTCGTAAGACCTACTTTGATTTATGTTTATCCAATTTTCCATTAGTAAAATCCTATTATGTAATTTGCAAAGCTTTTAGATGCTTTTATATTCATATGTTCATAATCATTTTTTATATGAATTCTAAAGGGGGTATATCTTTCTAAATATTTTTTTAATTCATTATCAACTATTATGTAAATACTTTTTCCTATCTCTTTGTATTTGAAAAACTCTACATTTTTATATTTCTTCATAAAATCCACCTTCCCTTTTAGGTATAAATATGATATTCCTATATATTCGCAAAATGTCTTTATTGGTATATGATTGTATAAATTTGTTAATCTTTTCCTATATTTATGCGCTATAACATCTCTTTTTATATATCTTGTGTGTTTTATAGTAATTATCTTCTCTTGATAATTACATACATAATAAGAAGCTGTTTTTCTTGTTACAGCTATTACCTCTTTTAGTAAATAATACTCATCTAAAATTATTAACATCTTCTATCTCTTGTTTTAAGCTTAGTATTGTTAGCTTACTTCGAAGTTTTAAATATTTTTTTTCCAATTTGTCATACTTTAAACCCTTTTTGATCAAATGCCTTATTATCTCTTCTTGTTGAACGACTAAAGTTTTAACTCTTAAATTCGCATTCGCATTAGCTAAAAACTCAATTTCGCTTTGTAGTTCTGCTATTTTTGAATATGTAAGAAAATCAACCTTGCTCTCTTTATTGTATAGCTCTTTTTCACACTTTATAAAATACTTCCTTACCTCTTTTCCCTTAACATTATTCTCAAGCATTGCTAATTCTTTTGCCATATCTAAAGTAACTATATACTCCATACTTGGTCTTCCAGCCGATGAATTGGAGTTTTTCCCATTTTTGGGAATAATATAACCCGATAAATCCCGCCGGTCATTTTTGACCGCCATATTTGGATTAGCACTTTTCAAAATTGAAAAGTCTTCATCTTCTACAAAATCGTACTTTTCTATAGCTCTATTTATCCACATACTAAATTTAGTTTTTACTCCTAAATACTCGTGTATATTCCTAGCATTTGCACAATTTACTTTTTCAAGCCCTATTTTATTCTCTGTGATTTTGATTAGATCTCTCATTTTTTCTCCTTTAAAACCTATTATTAAATTTATGAAATTCTAGTTTTAAATAAGTTATTTATATTTACTAATTATAGTAAAAAATATAACTTTAATCAATAGTTTAAGATTAAATTTTTATTAATATATGTTTTTTATTTTTTTAGAAAGCTAAATAATTAAAAATATTTTTTAATTATCTTAGCTATTGCTTTTAAGTCAGTAAATATTGTTTTTACTTTAAAATTTTTCAAATCAGCAAGCGTCTCTTCTAATTCTAAATTTTTTAAATCAACAAGTGCCTCTTCTAATTCTAAATTTTTTAAATATAGCTCTATAGCCTTTTTCATAGGCTCGCTAACATCATTTGTTGAAGCAGCTCTTTTTAAAGCACCTTCACCATATCCGATTTTTTCTGCCAGTTGCTTATAAGTAAACCCTAACTCTTTACAGGTTTGTTTGACGATATTTTCTTTAGTATCTAAAGCCTTCATACTTTCCTTTCTTTAAATAGCTTATATTTTACCATTTTTTCTATTTCAGTCGTGTAAGATAAA